ATAAGGTGATCGACTTCATTCTCGAACTCGCTAAGGTGAATGAACGCAAGGTGACGGTCGAGGAGCTGCTGCGCGAAACGGAGCCCCTTACGGGGCAGAAGGTGCCTAAGCACTTAAATCTTATTTTGTTAAGATTTAACCATCAAAGAATGGAGGAAGTCCTCTCTTCTCTTAGGTCTTAGTCCGTGTCCGGTTAAACGGGTTGCATAGACTCTGGCAACACACCTGGGAACTGGGTTAGTCCCCTCCTTATTCATAATAAGGTGTGTATTACTGTCATTACTTGACTCCAAACCACTTTAAGATATATGAGTATTAAACACATTAAAATTCTTAAAAGGATTTTAACATTGTGTTTTCCTCAGTATAACTTAAAACCATTCTTTAGACCTTATTTTACTTGGCTTTTTAAAGCTAAGAAAAATTGAGGTATTGTTTATACTATTAAATATTATAAACAAATGAGACTACATTGTACTAGGTACATATGTGGGCATCCATTATTAACTAATGAAATGTCCATTGGTCTCACTAAAGATGGTTGGCCCAAGAAACTGCTGTTTCTGAAAGAACTTGTTGATAGTCATAGTTTACAAGCTTTAAAACTTGTTATGACGATTTTAAACTTTTCTCGTTCATTTTCCTTAAATGGAGCTGAATGAGATAAAGTTAAACCAAACTATGCCAGTATTACTGATCCTCCGAAAGGAAGATACATAATACCGGGTGGTTTTATCAATAAGTTCGTCGAGAAGTTCCATTTGTCCCAAACATTGCCTTCTTTTAGCAAAGAGGATTTATACCTCTCTGTTAAAGCAGGGCCTGATGGGCCATCTACTTTAACGGCTAATAATTCAATATTGTGCTACTCATATGATGAGATGCAGAATATTTTTAATATTACTAGCCAAGAAGGTATTGATTACTTTTGTAAACAATATAAAATCTCTTGAGATAATAATCGTCCTGTTAAATGTAAATTTAATGGGAGATTATCTTTTGTTAAAGATCCTGAGGCAAAATTGAGAATTATAGCCATTTCTGACTATTACACTCAACTTTTCCTTAAGCCCGTTCATGATAAATTCATGAATTTGCTTAAACACTTTAAGTGTGACAGGACCTATACTCAAGATCCTTCAAATAAATGGGAAGATAATGGTCACAGTTTTTGATCATTGGATTTATCTTCTGCAACAGACAGATTTCCTATTTCTCTTCAAAAAAGACTTCTTGTTAGAGTCTTTAATGAAGAGTTTGCCAACTCTTGAAGTTGGTTATTATCAAATAGGAAATTTGAATTACCTGAAGGTGATTCTGTTAAGTATGTTAAATACTCTACAGGTCAACCTATGGGTACTTATTCGTCTTGACCGGTATTTACTTTAACCCATCACCTAGTAGTGCACTATTGTGCATTTATATGTGGTATAGAGGATTTCTCCTTTAACCAATATATATTACTAGGGGATGACATTGTCATCAAAAATGATGATGTGGCTCGTACATATGTACGTGTCATGACATCAATGGGTGTAGAAATATCTGTTAACAAAACTCATGTATCGAAAGATACTTATGAGTTTGCTAAAAGATGGATAAGACCTTTTAGAAAACAGGAAATCACTGGTGTTCCTATAAAGGGTATTGTTAATAATATACAAAACCCTTTTACAGTATTTACAATACTGTATGATTATTTTAAAATCAAAGGTAACCATTGAGCTTCCTCACATTCTTTGGTAAGTTTGTTGCAATCCCTATATTATAAATTACCAATTATGATAAGGGTTAAAAAGGGTTCTAAAACTATGTCTAAAACACGGTTTTTAACTCTAAATTTAAAGATAATTCATAATATAAAACTGTTGAATTTGGCGTTTGATATGGAGTTCGGTTATTACACGTATGATAAACTGAGAAGTTTATTTGCGTTAATGACCTTAGATGAAGCTCCGTACCAGATTCCTAATGAAAGAGTAGCTCTTTTAGAGTATAAAAGAATTCTTAACATTGGGATGTCGAATTATATCATTAAGGTTTCTAGAAACCTTGCTAATCTCTCAGATAGAGTTATGAAACACTATCCAGAGACAGAGTATCACTACTCTAGATTAGCTGATATACCATTGTTTGTTGCTATTTATAATAGTTATAGTCGTTCTTTCGAGAAGACTAGAACTTGAATTCTTGAGGACGACATTGCATTACACAATGCGGCAAAAGATATCCAAGACCTTGATATAGACAATTTACATAGCTATGATAAAGATCGAAACAAAATCCAATCTTTATTAACCTATGGTCATATTATCAAGCAAGGTTTTAAAGTTACAAATAGTACTTTTGAAATTTACTATGGTACTGCATCTGCAGATCCCATAAGTAATCTTAAAACAAATATTACATTTGGTTTAAGTAAAATCAGAAGTATAATCAATGGGACTTATAGACCTCCAACAGACAGAATTTCTGCTTGAGAAAATCAAAAGAATTTCTGAACTTGGGATTAGTTATAACAAGGCTACCCGCTGAACTTAAGCATATTATTAAGCGGAGGAAAAGAAACTAAAAAGGATGCCCTTAGTAGTGGCGAATGAATAGGGC